CGCTTTCGGCGCTTTCGGCGCTTTCGGCTCCTTCTTCAGCTTCTCAGGGGCCGGAGCTGGAGCTGGAGCTGGAGCTGTAGCGGCCTCCGGGGCCTTGGTGGCCTCTGGAACGGCCTTAGCCACCTTGCTGAGAACTTCCCAAGTGCGCTTGACAGCCTGGACCTTGTTGCTGAAGCGCTTGGTCGGAGTTACACCCACTTGAGAGGCGGCAAGGTTATGAGCTCGTACCAGCTCCGGGCCGGACATGTTGAAGAGGCCCTCATAGGTGAAGGTCTGGCCAGCAATGTTAACTGAGAGATTGCTCATAACGGGTTTCCTTTTCTGAAAGAGCGATGACCCTGACATGCCCCCGTTAGCGACAAAAGACAACAGGGCTTTTCGGGAATGGTTAATTTATTATTTCCAGCCGTATCCGACCGTCTCAATACCAGCTGGAGGGTCGTCGCCGTAGCTCGGCTCGTCATAGGGCCACAGCTTTTGCTCTTTCAGCCGCGCTAACGTGGTGTCCAACCAAGCCCTGCCTTCAGAAGTCTCAAGCTGTGACCGGGCCATCTTGCGCTCCTGGTTCTCAGCGCTGCTCGTGTGCTCCAGGTGCTCCGGATTAACGCACATTGAGAACACACACAGGTGGTCGCGGTGCTTGCCTTTGGGCAACGGCTCGAACTTGCCAATGTGGTCAGCGGCGAAGCGGTGAGCTCGAATGGTCTTGCCGCGAAACCAGAAAGAGCCATACCACTTCTTGTTGCCCTTACCGCGTGAACGGCCTCCGGTCCAGAACCAGCAGCCATTCGGCAGCTTGTCCACGTACGACATGAAGCGGTCCAGCTCTTCCTGAGTGGCTTCGCTCATACCACCAGCTCCACCTTGACACCTGCTTCTACTGCCTGCTTGATCATGTTCGCCGTCCCTTTTCCTCCAGGGAAGGCAACAACAATATCGGGTCTCCCTTCAATCAGCATTTGTCTATTGCGTATTGGTCCTGCGCTCTTCCCGTGGCGAGACCAGTCCGCCGGAAACGGCATTAGCTTCACGCCACGTGAGGAAGGCCAGAGGGCAGAGAGCTGGTCAGCACCGAGCGCTTCGCCTTCGATTATGACTGAGGCTGGAGGATCAAGCGCGTCCAGGAACGCAAACAAGCGCTTGCGATCCTGGTAGTCACGTCCGCCGCAGACCAACACTCTCACCGTCGGCTCCTGAACGAGTACTTGATAAACGTAACAAGGCCAGCGATGCAGGCGAGAATGAGTCCGATGAAGATGGTCACCGCGCCGATGCCACCAACGAGGTAAAGCAACGCCAACCAGCGAGGAAGGATCGTGTTTCCGAACCACACTGCTTCAGTGAAAAACTCCATCAGCTCACTCCATAGTGTATGAGGGCAGCTGCACAGAAGGCCAACACCAACATGAAGATGTTGAAGCCCCAAGCAAAGAACTCACTCGCAGTTTCTGACTCCCGTTTCCGGATCGAAGGTGCACGCAAGCCCCTCTTCGGCTTCTTCCTTCTTCTTTTTAGCAATGAAAATGCCAAGGCGCTTCCCTCCTGGGTTGAACGTCGTGCATCCCTTACAGCCCTTGTCGTAGGCGCTGACGTAAATGTTTTTGAAGTCCTTCCAGGCCATCGTCGGAGAAACGTTGCAGGTCTTGGACACAGCGCTGTCCACCTGGAGCGAGGCAACAGACAGCACCTCAACGTGCTCTTGCGCGGTGACTGTGTCGGAGGCGCGGCCTCGAATGCCGAACTCACGGACACCGTAGTCGGAAACGTCGACAATCACGTCGCCTTCCAGCGTCTTCATTTTGCGCTGGCCTTCGTACATGAAGACCGGCTCCAGGCCGGAGGAGCAGTTGTCAGCTGCATAGCTGATGGTGCCGGTCGGCGCGATCGAGGTCAGGTGCGAGTTGCGAATGCCGTGCTTGGCAATGTCCTTCTGCAGCTCGTACGGCAGGGTCTTAATGAACCGGCCTTCCGTGTACTTGTCTGCATCGAACAGTGGGAAAGCACCCTTCTCCTTGGCCAGCTCCATGGAGGCTTGGTAGGTGCCCTCCTTGATGGCCATGAGGACAACGCGCTCGAAGTGAAGGAACTCGGTAGAGCCATAGGCGTAGCCGAGCGCCTCAGCAGCGTTGGCAAGGCCAGTGACGCCTAGTCCCATCCGGCGCTTCGCTTTCGCTTCCACCTCCTGGGCTCCCAGAGGGTAGAGCGCACGGTCCACAACGTTGTCCATTGCACGGACCACGGCCGGAATGTCCCGCTCCATTTGAGAGAACCTAAATACAAACCCAGGCTCATTTTCATGCTGAGCCACTCTCGGCTCAATGTACTTCGTGAGGTTGAATGAGCCCAAGAGGCAGGCACCGTGGGGAGGGAGAGGTTGCTCGCCGCAGGGGTTTGTGGCTGCGATCTTCTCGCAGTACCAGAGGTTGTTCATGTTGTTGATAACGTCGATGAACAGCACACCCGGCTCGGCCCAGTCCCAGGTCGAGCGCATCACCGTTTCCCAGAGCGTCTGTGGATCGACGGTGTTGAACACGCGGCCGTTGAACTTCAGGTCAAAGGGCTTGTTGCTGGCCAAGCATTCCATGAAGTCGTCGGTCAGCGCGATTGATAAGTTGAAGCCGGTCAGGAGGAGCGTCTTCTGCAGCGCGTTCACGATCTTAATGCGGCCTGGATACTCGGCTGGAAGTTCGTCCACGAGGTTCCACAGGTGCTGCATTTCCTCGGATGGCTGCTTGGCGCGGATATAGTTGAAGATATCCGGATGGTCGATCCTGAGAACGCCCATCTGCGCACCGCGACGATTGCCAGCGGAGGAGGTGGCCTTGCACACCGCGTCCATGATCGGCATGAAAGCGAGCGGACCATCGGTCTTGCTCTGCACGCCACGGATCAGGTCGCCAGAAGGTCTCAGCGTTGACCAGTCGTAACCAATGCCGCCGCCCATCCGCATTGTTTGCGCGGCCTGCTTGGCGATGTCCATTATTGAATTCTGACCAGCCTCGTCGCCGTGCGCGAAGCTGTCATGAATGGTGCCGGCGACATAGCAGTTGTATGGCGTGATGTGTTTCGGCGAACCAATAGCGGCCTGAATGCGTCCAGCTGGCATGAAACGCATGTTCAGCAGGATATCGCGAAATTCCTGGAAATGAGAATCATTATCGCTGAGGCCAGAGGCCACTCGCCCCATCGCTTCTCGGAAACTCTCACCATCGCCTCTGTACTTCTCGGCATGAACTTGATCAGAATGAGGCTGTTGAGGTCCCATTGTATAAACTCTCCGAAAGTGATTTTGAGGAACCGTCATCCTTTACCTTCCTGTATCAGCTGTTCAATGATTTTATCGAAAGTCTCACATGCACTTTTAAGTTGCGAATGAGCCACTTGCAGTGCAGCCAAATTCAATCGTCGTCTCGCAAGCATCCCTGAGACGCTGCCGATTGGAAGAGCTATTTCCTTGTGGATGGCTTCGAGCTTCGCGTACAGGCTTTCGCCTTCTGAATGTACTTTTCTGGAACGTGCCACTCTCTCGCCCATCGTTCCAGCTCCTCGGCCGACGTTGTCTCCAGCTGCTTGTTCACCCAAGCGCAGTTGTACTGATTGAGCCAGCTCCACTCGTCGCCGCGAGCGGCCGTTATCATCCCATAGGTGAAGAAGTAAGCTGCAGCAGCGGCCATGGTCCAGGCAACGCGGTTGTCCATCATCACATTCTTACCACTGTTATCTTCTCGGCCGCGCGAGTGATGCCTGTGTAGAGCCAGCGCCACTTGTCCTGCCGGAACACCCAGCTTTCGTCGAACAGCATCACGTTGTCCCACTGCGAGCCTTGGCTCTTGTGGACAGTCAGCGCATAGCCGTAGTCAAACTCCTGGGCGTCCTTTCGCTCGTACCATTCTACCTTGTCGCCCTTGAAGTAGGCCATGTGAGCCTCCAGCTCGACTGGCGACCCTCCCAGCTCTGGGCACACAGACATGCGGATGAGCCGCTCGTCCATGTGACCAATATCGTCAATGGTCCAGATTGCGCCGTTTAGTAGTCCCAGCTCACTGTTGTTGCGGAGGCATACGAGCTTGTCGTCCACAACTGGAAACTCTTCCGTAATGCCCAGAAGGGAGCGCAAGCGCCGGTTGGAAGCGTGGCGCGTAGCGTTCTTGCCAACCAGCACCTGATTGCAGTTGATCACATCATCCTGTCGTACAGCGCTCTTCTCGATCACCTCGCTCTCGCCGTAATGGCCAAGGTCGAGCGCTTGTCCGTTCCGGACCTTGGTGGCCATTGCAATGATCGGGTTGTCAGCGGCCTGCCTGTGAATGTCAGTCAACATGGTGTCAGGCTTCACGTCTTCGGTGAAGAAGCCAGCGCCGAACACTGGAGGCAGCTGAGCCGGGTCGCCCAGGACAAGAACCTTGACGCCGAAGGACAGGAGGTCTTGTCCCATCTGGCCGTCGACCATTGAGCACTCGTCGATCACGACAAGCTCGGCTTGCTTCACCACGCTGTCTTGGTTGAGGGTGAAGATTGGTCGCGCAAGGCTGTTGCGTTCCTGCTCCAGCTTCTGCCGAAGGTTAATA